CTCCGTTGCTAAGAACTACTTTAAATGAGCCTGCTGCAATATCAGCTACTCCTACTACAGGAATACCAGTTGCTGCTTCATCATATTCAACAGATACCAAAAGCTTAGATCCTGCTAAAACATTAGGATTAGTTACAATAAAAGAAGCTTTAGTATCAGCTGCTAAAGTAGATGAAACTGTAGTAATAACTCCATTAAGAGCATTAACAGTGACTCCTGTTGTAATACTTGTATCTTGAGTTACATTTGCTGTATGATACAAAGTTTGTAATGGTGCAGCATTAACTGCAAGAGATAAGTAACCATCATCGCGTGAAGGATCTTTTGCTCCTACAGCAAGTAAATTAGTTACGTCAGTTGGGAATGTAGCACGGTATTGACCGGCTTTAATCCAAGAGATAAAATTTAAAATGTCCATAATTTGTTTTTTTTTATTTTAAGAATATTCAACAAGTCTTACTCTATTGATAACTGCTGTATCAGAAGGAGCTGTGCGTAACACAGCAAACATAATATATATATCTGATGTAGGATCAATTACTGTAGAACTTCTAGTATTAGAAGTAAGAGTTTGATCACTTATGCGTTGATTAAGAAAATTGTACGCATAAATTGTGTTTCCTATTTTTTGAAAATCTCTTGAGTTTCTTGTCCAACGGCCATCATTTTGTTGATTAACTCCTGTTGCAATTCTAGTTGCACCTGTTAATGAATTAATTGTATTAACATAAACTTGTGATTGAACAATACCAGCGGTACCAACTCCGTACACACCCCATGAAGTGTCTATAATTGAATTTGTTGCAAGTGTGTTTGCAGGAACTAAAATACTACAAGAAATTACAGGTGTAACACCATCTCCACCTATTGTTGAATTTCCTTCAACAATGTTTCCTAAGCTTACAAATCCGGCACCTCCACCATTAACTCCAGGTACACCTTGTATTCCTTGAGGCCCATTTGCACCTTGAGCAGCTAATAAAGCCCAATGTGTTGTATCTAAATCTGGATCAGTTGTTCCTGTAGTTGCTAAAATACAAAAGTATGAAGCTCCTCCAAAACTTACAGCATCATCTTCTACATAAGTAGCACCAGATACCCAAAGACCTTGCCAGTTTAAACCTGCTGGTCCAACAGCACCCGCTATTCCCGGAACTCCTTGTGCACCAGTTTGTCCAGTTGCCCCAGTTGCTCCTGAAGGTCCTGTTCCATACTGATTTACAAAATCGGTAATTGAAATTGCTCCAGATAAATATCCGTCATCTCTTCTGTTGTCTTTTAATCCAACAGCTAATAATGTTTTAGATGCATCAACAGTAGTGACTTGGCGCCCTCCTTTAATCCAACTAATAAAATTTAAAATGTCCATGATAAATGTTTTATGTTTGTATACAGTATAATATACTAAAAATAAATGGTATAAAAAAATCCTTGAGTTATATTTCAAGGATTTTTTAAAAAAGTAATGTGAATTAAAACTAAAATGTTTTAAGCACGTATCCTATTAAAAAAGATACAATACATAATAAAATTATTATTATATTAGCTTTTACTTTTTTAGTTTCATCCATTTCCCATATATGTTGTTTATGATTATATGAAGGATAAAGAGTTTTAAGAATTTCACTCCAGCCTATTATAATTGATAACAACATTAACAAAAGTCCTAAAAGTTTTAGTATCATAACGTATCAATTCTTTTTTGTAAATATACTATAGCTTTTAATAAATCTTCTCTTTCTGTAGATTTATTTTTTTTACCAGCTCTTGCAACATACTTAATTACATTCCCTAAATAAAAATCTTTATCTAATCCCCATGCTTCAAGTACATTAAATACTTCGTATTTATTATGCATGCCTCCATAATAAGAAGGTCTTATTGCAGCACTTTTTTTCACAGGATAAACATTACAAAACGGTTTAGGGTTGTAAGGATTATATTTATTTGCAGTACTGGTTACATTGTAACCTTTTTCTGCTAAATCTTCTTCTGTTATATTTGCCATGATTACCAAACAATTACAACATCACCTTCATTAAGCACAAACTTAATTTCTCCGTCAATATCAAGTCTTTCTACTACTTCTAGATTTAAGGCAGATGTACGGATATAAACTTGGTCTCCAACTTTTACATCTTCAACTTTATTACCCACTGCATAAATAGTAAGTTTATTCCACATCTTCATAGCGTCAGCCATTATTGCTTCCTCATCTTTTTCAGACAGCTTAATTCCTGATTCTTTTCTTACAGGCATATCTACTAGAATAGTACGACCTCTTAATAATTTAAATTTACTCATAATCTTAATGTTTAAATGTTATTACTTTTAATACTGCCATTTGTGCACTTACTATTTCACCTACAGCATGGTCAAATAAAAGACTCTTAATCGGAGATTTTCCGTTTTTGTTGTATTCTTCTAACAACAAATTAGTAAGATCAGCCATAGTCTTTTTTACTTTATAGATAGATCCTTCTTCTTCTGTAGAGAAGTCCACGTCTGCTAACTGCTCTCCAAAAGATAATATCTTTGTTTCTTTAAAAACAATTTCTGGTTCTTGGGTTTTTACTTCTTCCATTTTATAAAATTTAAGCTTCGTACTCAGTCAAATCTCTAGGAGTTCCGGGATTTTCTTTTTTCTGATTATTTAATAGATCAAATTTAATTTGCTCAAGTAAGCCAATTAAAGTTACTGCAGGCATCTCAGCTTTATTAGTGTTGATCTCAATTTCGACTCCTTGATTATCATGCACATGGATTGCAAGGATTGTTATTTTTTCTGACATAAAAAATTGGTTTTGACAAATATAAATATATTTTATACATAAAACAAAAATCCCTAGAATATTTTCCAGGGATCTTTTACCTAATAAATTAAATTAAAGGGAATCCTTTACTATCTAGAGATTTAAGTATCTTATTACCTTGACGTTTAGTTTCAAATATAATGATTCTACCGCCTAATGGTTTTGGTGGGGCACCTCTTTCAACATGCCAACCTTTAGAACCATCTTCATATTCTTCTTTGTAAGTACCTGTAATACAATGATGAATTTGTTTTAATCTAATTTCTGTTATGTTTGAATGAATATGTAGAATTTCTCTGCTGTCATTTCTACAACTATTTTCATGTATATGCCCCATAGAAAACAAGTCAAAACCTTCATATGTTTCTAATGCTCTAGTAAGGTTGATTGCTCCTTTTGTTACAATACCACCACCTCCAGAACCATGGAAATATTTGTGTTTAAAACTTACAATAACATTTCTACTACAGTCTATTTCATAAACTACCCAACCACCATAACCACCAGTATAAACTTCAGAACCTGTGGTTATATTTAATAAATCAACAAAGCGTTGTAGGATATCAGTTTCTTGCCATTTAATAATAGCTGTTTCGTGATTACCATAACCAACAACTTTTATAACATGAGCATATGGAGTAAACCACTCTACAGCAGTTTCCACAATAGAATCTAAATATTTAAAGTTATTATGTTCAGGTAAAACATCTGATTTACTACCTCGTTTATCACCACGACCTTGCATTAAACAAAAAAGATCCCCAGTAATAACTACAGGAATCTTCTTATCAACGCAATAATCAAGATGTTTTTTTAATAGGTCTCTGTCACATTTTGGGTTATCCCAATGCAAATCTGAAAGTACAGCAACTTCATTATAGGCTCCTGCTAATGAAATCTTATGTACATTCTTGCTAATTTTTTGTACCATAAAAAATTGATTTTGACAAATATAGTAATTTTATTTTAAGCTTAGGCACTTAAATCATTCTGTATCATAAAACATTCTTTCTGAATCTTCTGTGTGCCATTTATCAAATCCTTCGCAATTAAAATAATCCTTGTTAACTAAGTAATCTGGTTTTTCTGGAAATGGTTTAGTTACAAAACTAGGTTCTGACCATTTAATTCTATTATTTGGTTGTAAAGCAATCTGACCATTATCAAGTAAAATAATATGATGTGATTTGTGTTCTAAAGGATCTTCCGCTAAAGATAAATCTGTGTTAAGATCATTAGCCCCCCAATTAATAGTAGCATAATAGCTACCCGGGTAGAATTTATGATCTTTCATATACACCTCTACTTTAGTATCATACAAATATGACAAATGTATAAGAGTAAAGTTATAAGAAAAACAATTCCATATTTGAAGATAGTGAAATGGCAAATCTGGATCTGGCATATTAGGTTCATGAAGTAGGGCATGAGATGGCAGCTTATCTCTAAGTACTCCATTTTCTAATAGTACTTGAAACAAAGCTGCTTGTCCTGGCATACATCTAACCGACATAATAATTCCTGGTGTTAACTCTCCGTGACCTTTCTTACCTTGGTACATGTACTCATTTCTTACAAATACTTTAAGTGGAAAAAAATTGTGTTCTATATATGCCATAGTAAATATTTTATTACAAATATAAAAAAAAGAATTATAGCAAGTACCCCGGGTACATTCTGCCAAGATCTGACCCCCCCCAGAAATGTCCAGTTTATTTCAATAAAAACTGGACAACGGGATATGGGTTTTTAGTATGTAAGAGGTTATAGTGGGGCCTTATCAAACCACTCCCCCTAAAAATTTTTCAAGGTGGTACCCCCTACTGTTATGATACAGCTTCTTAC